ACGCACCAGTCAGGAAGTTGGCTTCGGCTGCGCCGGAGGCAGCAGCGATGCCGAGGTCCAGTGCGTTAGCGCTCAGAGCGGTGCCAAACAGACCAGCCAGTTGGCTGAACAGGCGGGCGCTGTTCAGTTTGTTGATCGCGTCGGCGAGTTGATTGCGGATGTGCAGCATGGGGTCTTCCCCAGCGGCGAGCATTGCAACGTCGTCCACTGCATACGCGAAACCGCGATGGCAGATGGTGGCGATCTGGGTGGCAGTGCCGATCTTCTGAGGGGTCAGATAGCCGGCGTTGCTGGTGCCCCAGGTGGCCGTCCCGTTCATGATCTCCTCAGTGGGAGCCACGGGGTTGAACTCGGGCACTTGGATGCGGGTGCCGCCTTCGCGGGCATCCAGCAGGGAGTTGCGAACAACGGCGCCGCTCTTCAGGAAGAGGCTGCGATCCTTGATCGCCTCAGACACGTAGGTGCTGAGATTATTGCGCTTGACGATGTCCGCGAGAAGGACACCGCCCGAATAGTTCTGAAATGGTGCGGCCACTTCAAGATCTCCAGGTTGGTGGGTGGGGGTTCAAGTCACAGACCTGAGTTGGGGGTGTCCCACGGGGACTTACCGGCCCGCTTCTCTCTTCAGCACGGCTGCGAGATCAGGGTCGGAGGCTTCCAAGGCCATTTGCCTCGTTAAGTTAATACTACCTTCCTTCCATGGGTTAGCCATTCCAGGGGCAATCGTGGAATTAGGTGTCGGTTTGGCACCCATCCCAGCGGCGCTGCTTGGTTTGAAATGGTGCTCAAATCCCGAGCCGGGATTCTTTAGGTTGGCGAGGTAGGTGTTGATGTCCTGTTCGACGCCGCCGTTGAGGACAACGACACTGCCGCTGTCGTTTTTACGCAGGTTGTTTTGCAACAACTGGAGCATTTGCTCTGCGTTAATTGCTCCAGCCTGGCTGATTGCCGAGAGGGCAGTTGTTTTTACGGCGGCTTGTTCGTTGGATGTACGCAGGTCCTCCAGTTGGCGTTGGAGGTCAGCGATGACTTGGTCTTTTTCTTGGGCGGTTTTGTTGGCTTCCTCCCAGAGGTCTTTCCATTGGCCTTGGTCTTCCAGCGTTTTCTTGCGCTGGTCGTCCTGCTTCTTGTAGACCTCGTCGAGTTTGGCCTTGATGCCTTGGAATTTTTCCTCGGCTTCAACGGCTTGTGCTTTCAACGCAGCAAGCTGACTTTCATATTCCGCTTTGAGGGCGGCTGAATTGTCAGGTTGGGGAGCGGTGTCGGCTCCAGCCACGGGCTGGGCAGGAGTCACCACGGGTGTCTCCTGGATGACTTGCTCTTCCATGCTCAAAATTCGTACTCAGCGGTTTGGGAGATTGTTTCTTCGATGGCGCTGCGGCGCTTGGAGCGGGCAGGCTTGGGTTCTTCGGGTGCAGGGGCTGCGGCTGCATCGCGGGCGCGTGCAATCTCATCCAGTTCGACCATTTCCCAGCGGAAACTGCCGTCCGGTTGCTGCACGTAATCCAGGCTTTTCACCGGCGGATAACGGGTAGGACCGTTCTAGTATAGAACAGAAGAATTAGGTGAGATCTTCCTGTTCTTCTTCCATAGACTCTTCTTCGGCGGATTCGGCAGGTTCCAGCTGCTCGTTGTCGCTGTGGGACATAGTGCCAGTGCTAAGGATTTCGCCTTGGCGCAGAATGTCGCGGAATTCTTCGCGGTCGATCACCTGTTGCGCGAAAAGGGAGGTCAGCGCCGTAATGTCTTGGCCGATCAGACGGTCAATGTCGAAGTCGCGGCTGATGTAGACCTTCGGGGGTTCCAGCTGGAGGTAGCGGGCGGCCAGATTGAAAGATTGCTGCAGGGTTTGCTGGAGGTCCATTGAGACCATGGACAGCATGGAGTTGGTGTCCACGCGGTCCAGGCGGCGGGCGTCGGCGGATTCGGCGACGAATTTCTGTTGGCTCAGAGTGCTAATGCCGAGCGTTGCCATCTGCTGCTGTAGTTCGCGGATTTCGTTGGTTTGGGCTTCAAATGCGTTGGCCGCAGGCTCCACGTAATAGATCTTGTTGCCCGGCTGGGTGGCGATACCGTAGTTCACGCTTACCGCCAGGTCCTTGGTCTGGTCGTCCCAGCCCTCAAGGACGAGCATTGGCTGGGAGGCGATGTGGAGGCTGTGGATGAGGTCGGCTTGGCGCTGGAAGTGCGCCAGGTTGAGGTAGGCAATGTCCAGCAGTGGGGGCTTGCTGACGAGGGTGTCGACCTTGTTGGAATACAGCGTGACGAGGGGGATCTCGCCCAGGCTGTAGGCGCCCGATTCGACCAGTTCGTAGTCGGAAGTGCTGCTAGTGGCGTCGAAGCTGTTGGGGTAAGGGAAGCCGCCGGCTTGGATTTTCTTGGTTTCGGTCTGGCGGTAGATGCGGTAACGACCCGGTTCAATCACGCGGACTTGGTCGTACACCGCTTCGCCGAATTCTCCGTCGGGGAGGACAGCTTTTTCTGCGATGCGGACCTGGATCAAGTTGCCGTAGTTGACTTCGCGGTCCAGGCGCCAGCCGTAGACGTTGGCGGGGTCTACTTCGATCCAGTAGGGGCGGCGGCCCAAGGCGCGTTCTTCCGCAAGGCTGCGGGCGTCTGTGGGTGCGGGGAAATCAACCAGCGTGTGGCAGTGGCCGTAGGTCAGTGCGCAGATAAGGTTGCGGCGGGCGTATTCGTCCAGGTCAGACCCGCAGCCGTCCACGTTCTTGGCGAAGACCTCGCTCCAGTAGGGGTCGCCTTCAAGCGTGATCGGTTTGCGCAGGATCAGGCCGGCTGCTGCGCGGATGAGACGTTGGGTGTAAGGAGAAAATACGGCGCGGTTTACTCGGGCTAAATAAGCGGTGTAGTCCTCGCGCGGTTCCAGAGGGAGGAAGGCTTCGCTGTTCTCGCGGAGATACTCGGTGCCGAGTGTCACCGCTTTCATGATTTCCCAGCCCTTCATCTGGTCCATCACGGCGGCGGTGCGCGTGAAGGGGTTGTCAGAACCACCCATGTAGGTGGAACTGACGAGGTGGGTGCGGATGCGGCCGGGAACTGAGTAAGTCATTTAGTCACCATTTTTCGCGGTTTGCCCAGTAGGCAGCCGACATTTTTCCCTTTTTAATGTTAGCCGCGTGCCTAGCCTTGAACGCCTCGCGGCGTTTGCGGTCGGCTTCGCTTTCGCCGGCTTTCTTGGGGGATCCAGAGACGCCCTGTTGGCCGAAGCGGATTAGTTTTACTTGGTCGCCTTCTTTTGCGAGGACTACGTGTGATTTAGTGGGGTGTTTTGGGGTGCGTTTTGGTTTGTTGTAGCCGTCGAATTTTTCGCCGCGATACTCAATCATCGTCGTCCTCCTCGTCGTCGGGGTCGTTGATTGGCACCAGCACTTCGATGCCTTGGGCCAACATTGACACAAATCCGCCCAGAATTTCAGGGTTTTGGGGGGATTTGAAGACGAATGTGGCGTGCGTGAGGCCGTCTTCAGCGTCGATTTCGATGTGAACACAGCCTCCGTTGACGGTTTGGATCGCCATTAGCCGTGATACGCGACTGCAATATGAGGAACAACAGTGGGTGAGCCTGAACTAATAGATGCGATTCGCATACGAACTTTGGCGGCAGGTTTACCGTCATAGAAGTAGACGTATTGGCCAGCAGAGTTGATCGTCTTGCTGCTATCAATCGTGAACCAGTTGCCGTTGCCGTTGAAGCTGCACTCCAGGGCGAGCTGGAAGTTGGCGGTGCCGGTTACGGTGGCGGCAAATGTGTAGCTGGGTGACTGCGCCGGTACTTCCATCCAGTCGTCCACGGCAGTTAAGTTACTGCCTGTGTACTCGACAAGATTGGTGAAATAATCTTTGGCGGTTAGCGCTTTGGCGGCCATGGCTATTTACCTCGTTTTTTGGCAGTCTTGGCTGCTTTCTTGAAGTCTGCCGCAGTTGGGGCACCTTTGCTGCCCGGTTTACGCATTTTTTCGCCCGAGCCAGCCTCAATGCGCTTGCGTTTGGCTTTGATATTGGCGTATAGACCCTTTTTCTTGGCGGCCATTACTTTTTGCCTCCCTTTTTAGTGGGTTTTTTGCGGGTTTTGCCGGCTTCGGATAGTGCAATGGCGATTGCTTGCTTCCGATTTGTCACTTTCTGGCCCGAACTGGACTTAAGAGTGCCAGCGGAGTATTCGGACATGACCTTTTCGACCTTTTTCTGGGCCTTTGTTGGTTTTTTGGCCATGGAACGAGGGCTTTGTACCAGTGTAAGGCGGGTTAGTAGAGGCGATAGTTGGTTTGGCCCATGCTGCCCGCTTTGGCGAGGTTGAATTGCTGTAGGCATAAATACCCAAAGGCGTCGAAGGCGTGGTCGACGCCAAGGTTTTTGTTGGGGAGGCCGGTTCCGGGGGCGTAGGTGAGGGTGCGGAGGGATTTGATTAGTTCTTTGCAGCGGGGGTGGATGTAGGTGCGGCGGGTACCAGTCGCATCAAGGAGGGCGGTGTTGACGGCGGTGATCTTGTCGCGGATTTTCCAGGGGGCTTTGGGACTGGAAACGTTGAAGCCGCTGCGGCGGAGGATGTTGTGGTCGGTTAGTCCCACGCCACTTGTTTTGCGGGCGCCGCCGGTGGGGTCAGGACAGGCGATAACGCGGCGGTCCACGCCGAAACGGCGGGTGACTTCCTCGGCGAAGTCCCAGGTGGTGGCACCGCCTGTGAGCATGATTTCGTCGAAGACGTAGAGAGTGTCGTCCTTGCGGACGGCGCAGATGCCGGACATGGGATCCACGTTGAAGTCCACGCCTAGGAGTAGTGGAAGGACTGATATGTCGGCTGCTTCGGTGCTGATGTTTTCGTCGCCGAAGGAGATTGCCACCAAGCCACTGAGGTTTTCGAAGCTGGCCTCGAATTCTTGGCGGAAGGTGCGGGCGTCGAGTTGGCCTCGGGCGGCTTCGATTTCTTCTGGTGGGACGTTGTCGCCCTCAATCGTCGTGAATTGCCAGCGGCTCCAGTTCTCGTCGCCGCTATCCGCGTATTGCCAGAGTTCGTAGAACCAGCTAGCCGTGCCGTCGGGCGTGGAGATGAATAATGCCCAGCCTTGTTTGTCCGCAAGGGCTGGGCGGATCACCTCGAACCAGACTTCGCTGGACATGAACGCGGCTTCGTCCAGCACCACGCCAGCCAGACTGCGGCCTCGGAGGGCCATTGCGTTTTCAGTGCCCTTCAGTTCGATTGTTGAGCCGTTTACGAGTTCGATCTTCAAATCCGTCTCATTTTTGGCCTTAATCCATGCTTTAGGGACTAACTTTTTCAACAATTTCCATACAATATCCTTACTCATGCGGTACGTTGGGGCACAATAAAAGAACGTTTCTCCAGGTCGTTCTATAGCTCCACGGAGGAGTTCCACGCAGGAGAGGTAGCTTTTACCGAAGCGGCGACCGGCAACGAGGACGCGGAAACGTTTGCGGCTAGAAAAGACTTGGCCCTGGGCGTAACGGAGGCTGACCGCTCCAGCTGATTCGGGCATTTTTATCTGGGGGGTACCTTCTAGTGTATTGCAGGAATCGCAACCCCTCCCCCGTGTGTAACAGAGGAAGGAATTGCGAATGTATGTGTAGGTTCAGAGGGTACCCAACAGCGCCGCGCGGATCCGCAACCCCGCCCCTGGTGCGTCTGTACTACAGCCGGGAGAGGCCCCTAGCGGGCCTGTGAGGGCCGATCTGCTAGGGGCCTCTACTGTGTCACATAGCAGCGGCCAGACGACGCCTGACGGTCGTCCGGGACACGCCTAGGCGCTCCGCTATGGCCCGTTGGGTGAGGCCCTGCACGCGCAGGCTGTGTACCTCCTCGATCAGTACGGCTGTTTTAGTCTCGGCAATGACCTGCACCAGTGGTTCGGGTGTACTGGTGGCTGGGCGGGTCGGCCAGTGTTGCGCCAGCCAGTCATTGGTACGGTGTACCAGTCGGCCTAGGCGGTAGCCCAGCCAGTAGGTGTGCACTACAGCAGTCAGCACTAGGGCGACGGCTGGAGCAATAGTACGTGCGTACTTCTCAAGCCTGGTGGCTACTTGCTCGGTGGTTGGGTAGTTCATGTGTTCCCTTGGTTTGGGTGTACTAGTGGGGGCGTCCTCTGCTGCCCTCACACCTATAGTGTAGCACAGAAAAGCCGGGGTAGTGAGCCCCGGCCGATATTGTAATACTCTGTAACATTACAAGATGTTACCGTCCGAGCACCAACAAACGGCACTCAGCGGCGGAGCGGCCGCCAGACTCACACTGCGCCAAGCGGTTTGAGTTGTCGGCGCCCATAGCTAGGACGCCGCAAGCGGTGAGCA